TAGGCGTTCTAGAAGATTCTATCCAAGATTCTTCATTGTTAGTTATCGATTGTAAAAATTGTTCTATTTTAGAATCATCTTTACAAGAAAGTTCAAGTAATCTTTTAAATGGTTGATAGGTAGTATTAGCTACAAAATCTTTCCATATTCCAGTGTCTTTCCAAATTTGTAAAGCTGTTCTATTGTCACCATTCCTATATAAAGCACTACATCTCCAATATTTACCATGATCTGCTAATTGATAACCTAAATCTGTTAGAGCTTTTTCAATTAGTTCTTGTTTTAAATCAAGTGAGTTCAGGTACGTCGTCATTATTATCCTTGGCTACAGTTGCGGTTGCATTAACAGAGTCAACAATATCTCTCAAATCGCCCTTTTCCGTTACACAAAAATTTGCTATTTCTAGATTTACAAAATTCTTTTTCAAAGAACCGTCAGGCATTTTAACAGGATTGATGGCTCCTGCTATGTCTTTGCCAAGATGTCTAGCCTTAACATTAATAAATTTATGAGTTCCATGCCCAGCTTCATTTTGTAGTTCATCAAATGTTTTTTGACGCAGAATAAACATGTGTGAAGAAAACTGAGTAATTCGATCTGAAAGAGAAACTATGCTTTCATCATCAGTTATGTTTGCAGCATTCTTATTTGTGACAATACCTGCGCGATTTGATTGCACTGATGTCATCATAGAAATACATGGGCCATTTGAACTCTTAATATCTCTTTGAATACATTTCTTATATTTATCTACCATTTCACCTACCAACTGCCATTCGGTTTTATTTCCAGAAGATTCGCTTGTAGTTTTAATGTAATCAAAACTAAAAATCAAAGGATTACCTCTGCCAATCTTTGAATAATAAAATCTCTTTAAAACGCTTATTTGAGCATCAATGTTCATTCCGCCAACGTTGTAATAATAAAGTTGTTTGTATCTATTTTTAATAGTTTTCCAAACAGATCTTACATTTTCTGCTATTTCTGTTCCAGCTTTTCTCCAATTACCGCTTTCAAGTAAATGCATTGGAACTTTTGACATGGCAGCGCATTGTCTGAAGATGAGTTCTTCTTTACTCATTTCGCCATTATCAAAATGAAGAACTGGAACAGAATATTTTTCTGAAACTTTAGTTGTAAAATCTAAACAAAATTGAGTTTTACCTACGCCAGAACGAGCAACAACAACTGTGATATTCCCTGGTCTTAATAATGACCCATACATGTCTTGTAATTTTGGATGAGGTCCAGCAAAACCAAATTCTGAAACAGGATTATTTCCTCGTTCTTCAACGAGGTCTTCCATTAAATCAAAGATGTTTTCAGGTTGTTCATCGCTATTTTCATACAAATTAATTTGATCATTATAAAGTTTATCTGCTGTTTCAATGATCGCGCTATAATCAGAAGAAGGAGACATTGTCTTCATCTTCTTATTAATATCTACCGCACAAAGCGCAATCTCTCGACGAATTGTATATTTTTTAAGCTCTTTAGCAACGCTGATAATAGAATCAGGAGATATCTTTTTTAAAGCCAAAGAATCAATATAATCAGATGGGTTTATATTGTCTTCGAAAGATACTCCATAATTCTTAACTCTTTGCGCGATTACTACGTCATCTATTTTTTCACCATTATCTATGGCTTGACGCAGAACACAAAATATAGTTCTATTTATCTTAGAACTTTCATTCCAGAAATCTTTTTCTGTTATAAACCCTGCGATATCTGAATATCTATCAGGATATTTAATCAAACCAGCGAGCAACTGGGTTTCTAAATCATACGAATAAATCATGCTGCCCAACGGTATCAGGTTTCATCAGTGATGTCAACAGAATCTTGAGCGTTATCCATGTCATGTAAATATTTCTCCAAAGCTTTAACCAATCCCATTTCAACTATGGGATTTGCGACTTTCGTATAAATCATCGGACAACCGTCTTGCGAAACGTAAGCGACAATAAATCCTTTAGAAGATTCATCTGAACCAGAAAATTCATAAAGCTTATTAAAATAATTTTCAGGAATTTTAAATTGCTTAAAATTTTCTGATTGCGATTCTTTTTTCATTTTATAATATTACACCTTGACTTTCGAAAAGCTCTTTATTTATTATATCGTTTTCGTATATAGTTACAAGTGTAATATTATTTATTTGGCAAAACCTTTCTTTGTTTTTATCTCTCTTTAATTGACTGAGAAAATTAAGTCTATTGCCATGAAAGAATTGTACAAAGCCTGTATGCTGCCTACCTTGGACTTCTATAGCTACCTTTTTATTGGCATTATAAAAATCCAAGGTTAGGCGTGTGCCTACAATAGGAAATTCTTCAAAAACTACATTTTGAGACCAGTAAGTTTTTAAAAAGTTTTTAACTTCTGCTTGAAACTTACTTCTGCTTTTAGCGTCCCAATTTATAATATAGTTTTTAAGATTTTTACATTTCCTCTTTTTATTACTCAGAGACAGAAATTCCATCACCAAAATTTAATAAGTTTTCACTAATATATTTGAAGAAGAAATTCTTCAGCTTTTCATCGTTATTTACGATCTGTTCGAACTTTGCTGCACCTTGAATCTGCGCTGGAAATTCATTGAAACCAGCTTCCTTTAAAATATTAAGAAACTCTTCATCAAAACTGATCCATGCGCCTTTCTTTACAGCGATTTCCCACATGGATAGAAAATCAAAGATCTCTTTTTCTACCCAGTTAGATGTACCATTCTTTCTACCATATTTAATTGGATAGCGAATAGTGCAATTAGTCCGCTCGTTTGGAGATTTCTTAACAACGATTTTTACAAAATGTCCAAGATAAGGATTTTTCTGTTCATCATAAGAACTGTTAGGATCTTCAAGAATCAAGTCGTTCTTAAAACGAGCATCAAATTCAAAAATCCAATTAGCAAAATGCAACAAAGCATTACCACCTGTAGCTGTTGTTTGCCGAATTGGAGCTTTGCTGTAAGGATCAAGTTTAATATCTGCTCTCACTTGAGATATAAAAATCGCAATATGTCCACGCTTCTGAAGAGCAATTGAAATGCGCTTCATCAAATCGGCAGCAATAACCGCTCCACCAGCAACCTTTTGAGATTCTTCAAAAGTCTTTTCAAGATCACCTTTACGAATAAGTCCATCTACTGAATCAAGAAGAAAGAAATATTGTATCTTTTCATCATTCTTGCCTACGAGTTCACGCATTGCATCAAATACGGTTTCGTGTATATTTGATTCAAATACAAAGCAAGTGCCTTCTTGCCATTCATCTTCTTCAAAAACAAACTTAACACCTGATCTTTCCATCATTTCTTTGCTAAGTCTGCCTTCAGCTTTAATATAAAAACCTTTACGCTTCTTAGGTTGATCCAAGAAGTTCTTCATGAATTGAAGAGCGCAACTTGTTTTACCTCCTTCATTAATGCCGCAGAATCTATGTAGACCTGTTCCCAAACCTCCAGATAAAAAATAATCAAGCAATAAACTACCACTTGATACTTTATAATCAATATTAGGTTCAAAATTATAATGAGAGTCTTTATTGTTCTTTAAAAAACTCTTCAACTGTTCTTGCGAGGTTACTATTTTAGATGCCTCTACTTCATCTTTATTTTTCTTACTCATTTTAAAAAGTCTTTAATTGTTTTTGGTTTTACTGCTGTATTATAGTCGTCTCCTACTTTTTCGCCAATGTTTATCTCAATATTTTTGAATTGAGGTTTATAATGAAAATCTCTATATTTTTGATCAATATCTTTATAATCATTAGCAATGTGCATTGCTAGAGATTTTACTTGTTGAAATGAACTCTTCAACCAAAATTCTTCATTAGGATATTTATCAAATAATCTTTTAAGAAGAGTGTATTCTTTAGTCATGAAATCTTTTGTAGGATTAAAAGGTCTATAGACCAATTTAAATAAGATTTCTTTTTTATTTAATTTCTTCCTCTTTTCTTTTTTGGCATTTTTTGTCACGACAAGACAGTCGCACATTGTTTGCGCGAAGTCAACAAAAAACCGCTGATTTCTCAGCGGTTGAACTTACTTTTCTGTCATCTCAAACCTTGGACTCTGCAACTGAACATTATTTGTTTCAGTATTATCTTGCCAAGTTTTTAATTTTTCATCTTCTTTTAAACCTTCTTCTGCAAGATGAGGAGTTATTTCTCCTGTTGAAGGTGCGGGTTCTTGAGGAAACACTGCTGTTTGAGCGGCTTCGGATTTCTCAGCTTCTGGAGTTTCACCAGCTTCTTTTTTACCATTATCATTTAGATTACCTTTTTTATGCATTCTATTTAAAATAGCTTTTTGTAGAGCAGGAGGAAGCGTCTTTTGTTTTTCTGTTAGTTGACCAGCCATTTCAGTGACCATTGGTCTATTCTTCATATATGACATTCCGCACATGTATTTAGCATCGCTAGTTGACATACCAGCAGTATTAACGAAAGCATCATCTTTCATCATGCATTCGCTCATATACTCGTTATGAATTTCTGATTCATCATCCTCCATCATATTAGATAGAGAAACTTCTACAGTTAAATTCTTAGGATCGATTTTTAATTTTGATTTCATTTTATTTTAAAAGTTATTTTTTATAATTTCCGCCTCTATCTTGCCTATCACAATATTGTTTTTGACTGAAGCCTTTTGGATTATTGCAGTCAATAGATTTTTTATATTTAACGCTCCATCTAGTTTTCATTCCTTCTCTTGGAGCATTAGTATTAGCATCAAGAATTTGAAGTTGATCAATAGTTTTCTTTAAAATATCTCCTTTTTTATAAGTAGCTCCATCATTAATTACTTCATAAGCTACAATTTTACCCATGTCATCTGGTAAATCAGTAATAGATTTGACTATACCTTCACTAGCATAATGTTTACATGATGGATTAACATTTAATATTCTTGAACCTTCCATTAAACCTGTTTCATCTTCCATTTCAATTTCTTCACTTTCTTCAGAATAACTAATATAACTATGTATGGAAGATAAATAATCTTCAATAATTGTAATTTTACTTTGAACCCATGGTTCTAATTTTTCAGCTAAAGAAGGTTGGTTACGAAGTTTTTCTAATAAATCTTTCGAATGATCAGAAATGAAAGCTAGTTGTCCTAATGCCATTTCATATCCTTCTTCCATTAGTTCAGAAGAATCCGCTTCGATTTCTTCTGTAATTTCTTCGGCATTTGAAAGATGAGGAGCTATTTTAAGTAAATCAGCTTCTTCCCATAAAGTTATTCCATCCCATTGATGAACGATATCATCTATACTACCTTTTGTGGTATAATCTGTTACAGATTTCTTAGATTCCCACATTTTACAAGACCAATATTTAGCTTTCCAGCGTGGACCGGGGCTTGTATCACATTGGTGACGAGCGCGAAAACTCTTTCGACGAGCAGGATCATCACGCTTTATTTCCATATTAGGATCGCCAAAATTAACTTTTACAACATTCCCCTTCTCATTTTTGACATAAACAGAAAATTTCTTTGGCCCTTTAGGAGTTCTAAAGGGTTTATTTAAAGCTTTCTTGTCTTTTGCAGCTTTAATTTCGTTGCTAAAATTGACTGATATGTTCATTTTTACTTTAAAGTGAGTAGATATTTAGTTTGATTAACTGATCCAAGCATTTCATCTCTGATATTTAGTAGATCAGTATCTTTTTTAGAATCAAGCATTGTTGGAAGTTCGTTGATTAAATAGTTTTCAATTTCAGTCAACAATGATTGAGGGGCCATATTTTTATAATTTTCAAGCTTAAAATTGAAAGAGCTTTCAGAAATAATTCTACCGTACTTGCCCATAAAAGTTTCGACAAATTCATCGATATGACCTGACAAATCACTATATAAACCATCTAAAGACTTATGTTCAGAATAAGAAGTCGTTTGCCAATGCAATATTTTAATCTGATTCTGAAATGTTAACAGTTTAGTTACGATGTTCATGCTTTAATCGAATAAGTCTGATTTATAATCTAAGTCTTGTTCATCTTGATTTACACCGAATTTTTGTAAATCAGAAAAGGCTTCAGCAAATTCGTCTTCATCAAAATCATCGTAATAATAGAAATCTACTATTTTATTATCCATATATTTAATTGTTTGATTTTATTAGATTTTCTTCCGCTGTCAACACTTGTAAATTCCAAGGCAAATGTTCGCCACCTTTAGATAAGGGAATTATATGATCAACATGATATTTATTATTTGTTATAGATTCTAGGCATTTAGCGGTATCATAAAAAACTTCACAAAATTTGCGTAAAAAT